GAATTGTATCAACACGCACAGGGAGCTGAAGATTGGTTTAACTATAAAGCTAAAGCATCAGAAACTAAAATTGTAGATGAAGAGGAGCTGACCAAAGCAAAAGAGGTGATGGGTGAGAAAAAGTATATGCAAGAGTTTGAGTGTGATTGGATTGCAAACATTGAAGGTGCAATCTATGCAGATGTCTTAGCAAAAATGGAAGATAAAAAACAGGTAGCACGAGTACCCTATGACCCTAGTTTACCTGTCTCTACATCCTGGGATTTAGGAGTCTCAGATCACAGCAGTATTATTTTTTATCAACAATTAGGTAAAGCGATTAATATTATTGATTATCATGAAGAAAGAGGTCAAGGCTTACCGCACTATATTCAACTTATAAAAAATAAAGATTACGTTTATAAAGATCATTTTGCTCCGCATGATATAGAAGTTACTGATTTTAGTAATGGAAAAACAAGACGAGAAGTAGCTTATCAGCTAGGTATCAGGTTTAAAGTTGTTCCAAAAATACCTTTAGAAGATGGCATACACGCTACAACCATGGTGCTTCCAAGATGTTGGATTGATACTGACCATTGCAAAAAGTTAATAGATGCGTTAAGACATTATCATCGGAAGTATATAGATAAAAATCGTATGTTCCGATCAAAGCCTGTACACGACTGGTCGTCTCATGCGTGTGATGCGATGAGATATTTAGCTGTAGGTTTACAAGAATTAGACACTAGACAAACAGCACCACAAAGTGTAGCAGAAAATGAATATAGGATAATATAATTATGGGATCACTTTTTTCACCTAAAATGCCATCGTTGCCACCAGTGCAACCTTTACCACCAGCTCCAAGCGGAGAACTATCACAAGAAGAAAAAGATAGAATAGCAAAAGAACAAAGAGATGCGGAACGAAGAAGAAGAGGTCGTAGGTCTACAATCTTAACAAGTCCACTTGGTATTCAAGAAGAAGCTGAAACAGAAAAGAAAACTTTATTAGGAGGCGACTAATGGGAGGAGCAGTACCAAGACCTTTAAGACCTAGGAGACCAACTCCACCCCCTGCACCAGCTCCTGCTCCAACTCAAGCAGAAGTTTCTCAAGCAACGGCAACTAGCATGGATGGTTATGATAGCAGAAGAACAAAGCGAAGAGGTAGATCGGCAACAATTATGACAGGACCTATGGGTGTTGAAGAAGAAACAGTAACATTAGGAAGAAGAAGTTTATTAGGACAGTAATGGCAAAAACAGATTTAACAAAAAAATTATTAAAACGATTTGACAGATTAACATCTCAAAGACAAAACTGGGAAACACACTGGCAAGAAGTGGCAGACTTTATGATGCCAAGAAAAGCAGATGTAACTAAAACAAGATCAAGAGGTGATAAAAGAACAGAACGTATTTTTGATTCATCACCTTTACAAGCGGTAGAATTATTATCAGCATCATTACATGGTATGCTAACCAATCCATCAACACCTTGGTTTTCTTTACGTTTTAAAAATTCAGAAATGGATGATCAAGATGAAGCAAAAGAATGGTTAGAGTCTGCAACCGATGTTATGTATACAGCATTCAATCGTTCTAACTTTCAACAAGAAATATTTGAATTATATCATGACCTCATCACGTTTGGTACGGCTGCTATGTTTATTGAAGAAGATGATGAAGATTTATTAAAATTTTCTACAAGACATATTAATGAAATCTATATTGCTGAAGATGGTAAAGGTAGAATAGATACAGTTTACAGAAGATTTAAAATTAGTGCGAGAGCAGCGATACAAAGATTTGGTGATAAAGTTTCAACTAAAGTTACAACAGTAGCAAACAAAGACCCTTACGAAGAAGTAGAAATTATACACGCAGTTTATCCAAGATCAGACTTTGACATAACAAAACAAGATAGTGCAAACATGCCATTTGAATCTGTGTATATGGAATACAAAAGCGGTGATGAATTATCAGTATCAGGATTTAGAGAGTTTCCATTTGTTGTTCCAAGATACCTCAAGGCTTCACATGAAATCTATGGAAGATCACCTGCGATGACAGCATTGCCTGATGTCAAGATGTTAAATGAAATGTCTAAAACAACAATCAAAGCTGCACAGAAACAAGTAGACCCACCATTACTTGTGCCTGATGATGGATTCATTTTACCAGTAAGAACTGTACCAGGTGGTTTAAATTTTTACAGAGCAGGTACGAGAGATAGAATTGAACCTTTGAATATTGGTGCAAACACACCATTAGGATTGAACATGGAAGAGCAAAGACGTAGCTCAATAAGAAATGCTTTTTATGTTAATCAACTGATGATGCAACAAGGTCCACAAATGACAGCAACAGAAGTTATACAGAGAAACGAAGAGAAGATGAGATTACTTGGACCAGTATTAGGTAGACTACAATCTGAATTATTAAAACCTTTAATTGATAGATGTTTCAATATTTTATTTAGAAAGAATCAATTTAGACCAGCACCTGATTTTTTATCAGGTCAAGATATAGAAATTGAATATGTATCACCATTAGCTAAAGCACAGAAATCCACAGAGTTACAATCAATAATGAGAGCTATTGAAATCATGGGAAGTTTAGCTAATGTAGCTCCTGTGTTTGATCATGTGAATATGGATAATCTTGTAAGACATCTTGCAGACATTGTAGGTGTTCCACAAAAGATTTTAAAACCAAGATCACAGATGAATGCAGAAAGACAAGAGAAGCAACAACAACAGGAGCAAATGGCACAAATGCAACAACTTCAACAAGTAGCAAAAGCAGGAGGTGATATAGCACCATTAGCTAAAGCCTTACCTGAAGAAGCAAAATTAGTTGCTAATGCCGAAGCAGAATAATGGGTGAAGCAAAAAGAAAACAAGAAGATTTTGAAAAACAAATAGCTGCATTAAGAATTAGCTATAAACAAGTTTTTGAAACAGACGATGGTAAAAAAGTATTGTCTGATTTAGAAAAGAGATGCCACTTTTATCATACGACTAACATCAAAGGTGATAGTCATGAAAGTGCATATATGGAAGGACAACGTAGCGTACTTCTATTTATAAAACAAATGCTACTGAACGATAATGAAAAAGGAAGATAAAAATGTCAGAACAAACGCAGATAACGGAGCAACCAGCTTCGCCTGTAGAAACGACAAAAACGCCTACAGAAACTAAACAAGAAACAACAACTCAACAAATTTCTGCCACAACTGAGCAGCCAAAAGTTGCAACGTCATGGAAGGAAACAATATCAGAAGAATTTAGAAACGATCCAAACATCGCTAAGTTTACTGAGATTGATGCGTTAGCTAAATCATATATTAACGCAACACGAATGATTGGTACGGATAAAGTTGCTGTGCCAAATCAAAACTCAACAGAAGATCATTGGAATGAAGTTTATGATAAACTAGGTAGACCTGAGTCTGCTGAAAAATATAAACTTGAAGCCAAGTCAGAAGTTGTGCCAATCGAAGAAACTGCAGTCAAACAGTTTGCAGAGAATGCTCACAAGCTAGGTTTAAATAATAAACAAGCTCAAGGCATCTTAGAGTTTTATAAAAATTCTATGGAACAAACTGCAAAGCAAACTCAAATAGATGCTGAAACTGCACAAGCACAAGCTCAACAAGTGCTAAGACAAGAGTGGGGTAAATCCTATGATGCAAATATTCAAAAAGCTGCATCACTTGCTAAAGCAAATATGAAAGCTGAAGTTTTAGATTTACCAATGAAAGATGGATCAAGACTTGGAGATAATCCTGATATTATCAAAGGCTTTGCTAAGATTGCTGATATGCTTTCTGAAGATAAAATTATATCCACAGAAAGTGAAAATGTAAATCAAGGTAGAGATTATGACTCAGAAATATCTCAAATCATAAATGATAAAACAGGTCCTTATTGGAACAGTACACATCCTGATCATGCAAAAGTTGTTCAGCAAGTATTGACTTTAAGAGAAATGCAGAATGCCAAGTAACGATCATTTAAATCAAGAAGAAATAAGATTAGAAATACTCCGTATCGTAAAAGAAACAGGTACGGAGTATCAAAAAAAAGACCCCTTGCCAATTTGTGATAAATATTATAAATGGATAAAAGGTGGGACAATTCGAAAGAACCCTGCTGACAAGAGGGAATAGACTCTAGTCTAAAAGACTTTAAATCCAAGAGATGCCTGTCATCGACAGAGAACCTTTCTGATTATAACTAACCTTAACAATACAGGAGGACATTAATATGTCATCACAAGTAACTACAGCATTTGTACAGCAGTATTCTGCTAACATTCAAATGTTGTCACAACAAATGGGTTCGTTGTTAAGAGATAAAGTACGAGTCGAAAGCGTTGTAGGAAAAAATGCTTTCTTCGATCAAGTTGGATCAGTGACTGCTGTAAAAAGAACGAGCAGACATTCTGATACTCCTCAGATTGATACTCCTCATGCAAGAAGAAGGGTATCTCTAGTGGATTATGAATTTGCTGATTTAATTGATGAACAAGACAAAGTACGTCTTTTAATCGACCCAACGTCATCTTATGCTCAAGCTGCAGCGTTTGCTATGGGTAGAGCTATGGATGATGAAATCATTAGTGCCGCTTTAGGAACAGCGTTCACTGGTGAAACAGGATCAACTAGCACATCTAATGCGAATCAAATCGTACATGGTTCTGCTGGTTTAACTATTGCAAAATTAAGAACTGCAAAACAGACTCTTGATTTAAATAGTGTTGATCCATCAATCCCAAGATTTATCATTGTTGGTCCTAAACAGATCACTGATTTACTTGGAACGACTGAGGTAACAAGTTCAGATTTCAACACTGTCAAAGCATTGGCAAATGGTGAGATCAATTCGTTTCTTGGTTTTAACTTCATTGTATCAAACAGACTATCTTTAGACGGCACAACAAGATCGTGCATAGCTTATGCTCAAGACGGAATTGCTCTTGGAATAGGTAAAGACGTCATGGCTAGAATCGATGAAAGATCAGACAAAGGGTATGCTACTCAAGTGTACTACTGTGCATCTTTCGGAGCAACTAGAATGGAAGAAGATAAAGTTGTTGAAGTGCAATGTACAGAATCGTAATAGGAGGAAATTATGGCGAATGTAAATAGTGATCTAGTAACAAACTTCGTAGCTACTCCTATGGTAAAAAACGATAGCCAACAGTTACATGGAATTAAACGTGTAGCTCAAGGTACTATCGCTTTAGCTGCTGGTGATTTATCAGCAACTGATACTGTAATGTTAGCTCCGATACCAACGAATGCGAGTATAACTTCTATCAAATTATTTAACGATGATTTAGATAGCGGTACTACTAATACTACTGATGTAGGATTATTTACTACAGCAATAGCTGCAGTAGATGACGATGCGTATGCTTCTGCAATTACAGACCTTAGAGGTGCTGTAACGACAGGAACTGAAGTAGCATTCGAAGCAAGAGACATAAACAAAATGGGTCAAAAAGTATGGGAAGATGCAGGTCAATCTTCTGACCCAGGTGGTTACTACTATGTTGGTTTAACTTTTGACGCTGCAGGTGATACTGCTGGTGACTTAAGTTTTATTATAGAATATATAGTAAGCTAATCGTGTTATAGAGATAGGGGAGAAATCCCCTATCTTTTATTTAAATTTTAGAATATAAAATATTATGGCATCAATAGTAGACATTTGTAACGGAGCATTAAATCAGTTAGGAGCATCAACAATTATAACCTTAACTGAAGATTCAAAAAATGCTCGACTATGTAATGCTAGATTTACACAAATAAGAGATTCAGTATTCAGATCACATCCATGGAATTGTCTACAAAAAAGAGTAGAATTAGCAGCAGATACTGATACTCCAGCATGGGGTTTCACATCACAATTTACTATACCTGCTGATTGTTTAAGAGTTTTAAGCATATTAGATTTTGATTCAGATCATAAAATTGAAGGTAGAAAAATATTAACAGACAATTCTTCAATGAAAATTTTATATGTTTCGAGAGTTACTGACCCTAATGAGTATGATGAATTATTAAGAGAAACTTTATCAGCTGCTCTAGCTGCTGACATTGCTTATGCTGTAACCTCTTCAAATCCTACAGCTTCTAATATGTATAAGTTGTTTCAAGATAAATTGAAAGAAGCTAGATTTGTAGATTCAACAGAGGGTCAAAACATGAATCCTGAAAAAGGAATGGCGGATGTTATTGGAGCTGATACGTTTATCAATTCGAGGTTCTAATACATGGCAAGAGTTGCAGTTCAATTAACTAACTTCACTGGCGGTGAATTATCACCAAGACTCGATGGTCGTAATGATTTAAATAAATATTCTTCAGGATGTAAAACTTTAGAGAACATGATTGTTTATCCTCATGGCTCAGCAGCAAGAAGATCAGGCTCACGTTTTATAGCTGAAGTAAAAAGTAGTGCAGCTAAAACAAGATTAATACCTTTTGAATTTTCTACAACACAAACTTACATGATGGAGTTTGGTAATCAGTATATTCGTTTCTATAAAGATAATGGTCAGATATTAGAAGGCGATAAAACAATTAGTGGAGCAACTCAAGCTAATCCAGTTGTGATTACAGCAACAAGTCATGGATATTCTAATGGTGATGAAATATCTATTACAAGTGTTGCAGGTATGACAGAGCTTAATAACAAAAGATATTTAGTTGCAAACAAAACAACGAATACATTTGAGATTACAAATGTTGATGGCACAAACATTAATGGTACAAGTTTTACTGCTTACACTTCAGGCGGTGTAGCAAATAGAGTTTATGAAATATCTACTCCATATTTAACAGCGGAACTATTTGATATTAAATATGCACAGTCTGCTGACGTGATGTACATTACACATCCTAATCATGAAGTAGAAAAACTTTCAAGAACAGGTCATACGTCTTGGACTTTGAGTGATGTTGATTTCACCAAAGGACCAATGCAAGATGCAAATACAACAGACACAACTTTGAATCCAGGAGCTACTGCAGTAGGAACAGGTGTTTCACTTGCGGCTTCTGCGACTACAGGAATAAATAGTGGATCAGGTTTTCTTTCAACAGATGTTGGTAGATTTGTTTTTTTACATGGTGGTTACGCAAAGATCACCGCAGTTACAGACACAACAAATGCAACAATAGAAATTTTAACAACATTAAGTGCATCAACTGCAACATCAGATTGGAGACTAGGTTCTTTTTCAGATACAACAGGTCATCCATCTTCTGTAACTTTCTTTGAACAAAGATTAGTTTTTGCAGGTACAAGCAATGAACCTCAAACTTTATTTTTTTCAAGATCAGGTGATTATGAAAACATGGATGCAAACATTGGTGGAACGATAGCTGATGATGATGCTATCATCTATACTATTGCATCTAACCAAGTTAATGCCATTAGATTTATGACAGCAACAAGAACTTTAATTGTTGGAACAGCTGGTGGTGAGTTTACTGTATCAGGGGGAGGGACAGACGTTGCCATTACACCTACAAACATATTAATTAAAAAACAATCAAATCATGGTGCAGCTAATGTGGATGCTATCTCAGCAGGTAATGCAACTCTCTTTTTACAAAGAGCAAAAAGAAAGATTAGAGAACTAGCTTATAACTTTGATGTTGATGGTTATCTTGCACCTGATATGACAATCCTTGCAGAACATATCACTGAAGGTGGTATAACACAGATGGCATATCAACAAGAGCCTAATCAGATTGTTTGGATGACAAGAAGTGATGGTGAGTTAGTTGGTTTAACGTATCAAAGAGAACAACAAGTTACAGCTTGGCACAGACAAATTTTTGGTGGTAGTTTTGGTTCAGGTAATGCAGTGTGTGAAAGCGTAGCTGTTATACCTACAGACGATACTGAGTATCAAGTTTATGTTATCGTAAAAAGAACCATCAACAGTATTACAAGAAGATACGTAGAATATTTAAATAATTTTGATTTTACAGAAACAGATAATACAACTTTTAATTTTTTAGATTCACAACTTGATTATAGTGGTAGTGCCACAACAACGATTACGGGATTAGAACATTTAGAAGGTCAGGTTGTATCGATTTTAGCTGATGGCTCAACTCATCCTGACAAGACTGTAAGTTCAGGAGCTATAACTTTAGATCGATCATCCACTAAAGTCAAAGTAGGTTTGTCCTATACATCTTTACTACAAACGATGAGATTAGATGCAGGAGCTGCTAATGGCACATCACAAGGTAAAACAAAAAGAATATATGATATTTCATTAAGATTATTTGAAAGCGTTGGTGTAGAGGTTGGACCTGACCTAAGTAATATGGAAAGAATACCTTTTAGATCATCTGCTGATGATATGGACACTGCAATACCTGTATTTACAGGAGATAAGGAGATAGAGTTTAGAGGAAACTATGAAACAGATGGGTTTATCTTTGTTAGACAAACTCAACCTTTACCCTTAACTGTTTTATCGTTATACCCAAATCTAGTTACAAACGATGGATAAATTACTAAATATAGTGCCTTATATCTCAAAGCATGGTAAGATTATTCTTGCTAGTCAAATGAACCACGTTCTTATGGATAAGGATGCTCAGTTTGATGGTGACGCAATGGAACTTGAACAACAAGGATTGGCTTATACTTGCATGATTAACAATGAACCTATCGCATCTGCTGGAATGAAAATTATTTGGGGTGGTGTAGCAGAGGGTTGGGTTTTGGCAACAAGTAAAGTTTGGGATCATCCATTAATCATAGCAAGAGCTATTAAAAAAAATTTTGCAAGACTAGCTAGAGAAAATAAAATAAAAAGAGTTCAAACTGCTGTAAGAGCAGACTTTAAAACTGGTCTAAAGTTTGCTAAATGGTTAGGATTAGAAAACGAAGGTCTGATGAAACATTATGGTTTTGATGGTTCAGATCATTATAGATATGCGAGGATTTTTTAAATGAGTTGGCAAATGGCAGTCGTAGGTGCATTAGGAGTAGCACAATTTCAACAACAAGGTGCTATTGGTAAATATAATCAAGCTGTACAAAACAGAAAATCTGAAGTTTTAAAACAAGAAGCAAAAGCTATTGAACAACAAAAAGAATTTGATTTATATCAATTTAATAAACAATTTCAAAAATTAGAAGGATCACAAACTGTTGCAGCAGCTAAAGCTGGAGTTACTGTAGGCACAGGAACAGATTATAATATAAAATTATCTAACGCATTAGAGGCAGAGCTTCAAAAAAGTATAATTGAATATAATGCTAATATTGGTATTGCGAGAAAAATGGAAGAATCTAACTTTGCAGTTATTTCAGGTCAAATAAAAAGACAAGAAGCTAGATTAGCACAATTAAAAACACTTACAGATACTGGCACAAGTTTATTAACAATGAGTAAAGGTACAGCATAATGGTTAAAATACCTACATTTACAACAGAGGCTAGACCAACAGCTGCAACACCTTCTGTAAAAGCAGATGTTTCAATACCTTTAACTTCAACCATTTCTAACGCTTTGAAATCTGCGACTCAAGCTATTGTAAAACATAGAGTTACCGAAAAAAATTTAGAAAATAAAACAGAAGCTCTTAAATTAGAAAACGAATCATTATTAGAATTAACTGAAGTTTTTGAAAAGGCTGGAAGGTTAGACAATAAAGATCAAGCCTTTCAAATTATTCAAACAGAATCTGATAAAATAAGAAATATATACGCTAATAAAGCGTCAAATAAATTTGTTAGAGATACTTTTAATAATAATTTTTATAGTGAAGTACAAAAAGGTATTTTTAAAACAAATACAAGAGTTTCTACAAATATTATTCAATCTTTAGATAATCAAGTTTCAATCAAAAAAAATAGACTACTTACTGAAGCATATTTAAGTAATAATAAACTTGCATTTAAAACTATTGGAACAGAATTAGAAAAACTATATGAAGAAAATTTTAAAGGTAAAATTGATAATGATGATTATGATAGAATAATTCTTGGTATTCCTGCTGAATTAGAAGTTTTTGAAGTAAATCAAATGATTACTAATAATCCAACTCAAGCTCTACAAGATTTAAGAAACAAAGATAAATTTACTAATATTTCTTTAGATACAAGAATGGATTTAGAAAAAGATGCTTTAAATGCTTTAAAACCTCAAATCAAAGAAAATATGGTTAATTATTTAGCTGCTTTAGAAGATGGTAAAAAAATTGATATTAATGAACAATCAATTATAGAAGCCTTTGGTAATGATGCTTATAAAAATTTTAAAGAAACTGAAAAAAATGTTATTAATTTTAGTTCTTATAAAAGTCAATTATTTAATTCTAAAATTGGAGAAGAAAGAAAAATTATTGACTCTTATCCTGTTAGAACTGAGAATTATGCTCAAGATTTACAATACAAACAAAAGTTAAATAATTTTTTAAGTAAAAAAGATGAATTAATTAAAGAGGATGCTGCTAATCTAGTTTTAACTTTTAATAATGACGTTAAAAATAAATACGAAGAATTTAGATCAGCTACAGAACCTGAAGTTAAAAATAAATTATTTAAAGAATATTTAACAATGACTGTAGAAGCACAAACTAATATAGGTGTTGATTCTGATTTAATAAAAGTTATTCCAAAAGCACAAGCTATAAGCATTGTTGATGATTATAATGGTAGAACAGCTCAAGAAAAAATTGGTTATTTAAGATCATTAGAGGAACAGTATGGTGAGTATTATGGTGTAGTATTAAGTCAATTATCTGCTAATGGTTTACCTGTAACTGCAAAATTAGTTTCTTATTTAGGAGATGAAAAATTTGCTTTAAGCTCTCTTTCTATTGATACTAAAGAAGAAAAAGATAGATTAAAAAATTTTTTAAAAGGCACAGATATAACATTTAGCGAAGTGCAAAAATCTGTTGCAGATGAAATAGAAGAATTTAGACAAGTGGTTTTGTATTCTAATCCTTACAATACACAAAAAGCTAACAAAGAATTAGATGAAATTACAGAAATTTTAACTTACATGACTATTAATGAATTATCACGAGGTGCAGACGAAAAAGATGCTGTAAATTTTGCTACAGGTTTTATCACAAATAATTTTGATTTAAGTGAAGAAACTTATTTTATTCCAAGAATTTATAATAATGATAGACTATCTTCAGGTCAAATAGAGTTTATCAAAAAGAAAGCTAATGTTATTAAAGAAAGATATTTAAATGAATTTAATATTGAATCTTTTAAATCTGAAAATGAAGAAGTTACTGTAGATGAACTTAATGAATCAGTAATTGATCAAGCTAAAAGAAATGGTGTTTGGCTTAACACAGCAGATGGTAGTGGTATTGTTTTTGCTATAAAATTTTACGATGGCACGTTTGGAATTGTAACTAACAAAGAAGGTAAACAATTAAAATTAAATTTTGACGATGATTCTTTTTTATTACCTCACACTGATGTAATTATGACTATGGAAAAAGAAAAAACTATTGAGGAAGAAGCAGGTGGAGCATAATGGCAAATATTGGATTTGGATTACAAGATAATAAAAATGCAAAAGAAAGAGGTTATGATCTTTACCAAACAACATTAGGTGAAACTTTAAGCACAGTTGCAGCAGATGCTTGGAAATATAATCCAACATCCTCTTTGATTAGGCTTTCCGAACTTGAAGGCAATCGATCAACAGTTGGAGATGAACCTCTTATTGACAGACAAGAACTAAATAAAAAATATTCAAATTTAGATTTATTTTTTGATCAAGATGAAAAACAATCAACTGTTGATATTTTAGTTGAAAGAAAAAAAGAAGAAAGAGAGAGACAAAGTATTATTCAACGTGGTCCTAAAGGTTTTGGTGTTTCAGCCTTAAAATTAGGAACTTCTTTTGTTGCTAGTGCTGCTGACCCATTTAATTTAGCATTAGCTTTTGTTCCTATCGTAGGTCAAATGCGATTTGCTTCTTTAGTTGCTAAATATGGTTTTACAAGAGCAAGATTAGCAAAAGGTGCAATAGAAGGTACAGTAGGAACTTCATTAATTGAGCCAGTGGTTTATACAGCTGCACAACGAGAACAATCAGATTATGATTTATTAGATAGTTTTTTAGCTGTTAGTTTTGGAACTATTCTTGGTGGTGGACTTCATGTTGGTGCTGGTAAATTAAAAGATTTTAGAACTCGAAGAAAGTTTGAAAAAAAAGTTGCTGCAGCAAAAGAAAAAGCAGGTATTACAAATGCAGAAACACCTGAATGGAATGCTTATAAAGCATACTATCCTGAAAACTCAAGAATTATGAAAGAACTAGCAGAGACTGATCCTGAAATACGAGTTACTTTATTACAAAGAGCTTTAACTGATTTAATTGATGATAAACCTATTAATGTAAAACCGATTGCAGATTTAGACCCTAAATTAAGAAATGCTCAAATCAACGAAGCTGTGCCTAAAAATCAAACAGTAAATGTTAATCAAGTTGATGATAATATTAAAGGTTTAGATAAAGAAATCACAGATCAAAATACAGGAAGCGATATAGTTAAAAGTCCTGATCAAAGAGAATTAGATAATTTTGAAATACAAAGTAAAAAAAGAGATTTAGAAACAAAAAATTTAGATCAAGAAAATGCGGATTTAGATAGTCAATTAACATTGATAAAAGAAAGACAAAAAGATTTAGGCATTGAAGATAGTGCAGAAATACAAACGACTAAAAGAGCTGTTGATGAATTTAATCAAAAATCTAAAGAAATTAAAGATGCTATTAAAGATGGTATCAACTGTGTAACTAAAAGGTAATTATGGCAGAAGATAAATGTTTAATACAAATAAGAGAAACTTTAAAACGATCATCTATTGAAACTACAAAAGCTGAGGATATTCTTAAAGACATTCAACAAGCTCAAAGAGAAGTAGGTGTACAAAATTTAGATGAGACATTAGTTAATGATTTATCAGAAAAAATTTTAAAACAACAAGAAATAAAAAAGAAAATTAATCAAAGAAATAATTTAGAAAACGAAATTAAAATTAGAAATACAGTTGATTATGTTCTTAAAGAGTTTCCTGAAAATCCAGTAGAAGGTTTAACTGCAGTTTTAGTGGGTTCTAATTTTCAAAAAGCAGGATCAAGAGCTTCAGTTGCACTTGCTCAACTTTCTAAATATAGACAAATTGCTACATCATTTTCAGAAAAATTAAGACAAAAAAATCTGACTACATTATTTGCAAAAGCTAATTCTGATATTGATAGAAGAATATCAAGAACAATATGGGAGATAGGAGAGGGTAAAACGATTACAGAAAAAAATAAAGATATTGTTGAACTTGCAAAACTAATAGATGAATTTTCGGAATCATTAAGAATACAATATAATAACTTTGGTGCTAATATCGGTAAACTTCCAGGTTGGATCGTTAGACAATCTCACGATCCTTTTCAACTAAGAAATGCTGTTGATGTTTTAAATTTAAAAAATAGTAAAAATGTTAAAGACATCAATGGATCAGCAGAAAGAAATCTAGCAGCATGGAAAGCGTTTATAAAACCAAAACTTGCCGAAAGAACTTTTGACAATGTTAAAGATAGAGATGAATTTTTAACTTATGCTTACAACTCTTTAATTAGAAATGAACATCAAATTGCTGAAGGTTCAGGTGGTTCTTATGGTAGTCGAGATATGACTTCTAAACTTAATGCAAAAAGAATTTTACATTTTAAAACTGCTGATGATTGGTTTGATTATAATTCTAAGTTTGGTGGTGGAAATTTAAGAGAATCATTATTTGCTGGTTTCAATTATGCTGGAAGAAATATTGGTTTGATGAGTACATTAGGTACAAAGCCAAAAGATAGTTTTACAAAAATAGGAAAATTAGTTCAAAATGCTTTAATTAAAAAAGGTCAGCAAGGTAAATCTATGAAGGTTGCTGATTATATGAAAATTCAAGGTAGACATGAAAGACATTTTGCTGAAATTGATGGTTCGGTCAATTCTATTAATAGTTTTCCTGGAGCAAAATGGAGTGGTATTACACGTTCTATTATGTCTATGGCAAAATTAGGTGCTGCTGTTGTTTCTGCTTTAGCTGATGTTCATTTATATGGAAGAGAATTGAAATATCAAGGTAGAAGTTATTTAGGTGGTATTGCTGAAGCAATGACACGGTTAGCAAAAATTAAAAATTCTAAAGCTAAACAAGAAATAGCAGAACAATTAGGATTCATGGCTGATAATATTATTTATGATTTAGCAGCAAGATATTCAGTGGGAGACACTTTAAATAGAGGTTTTACAAAATTACAAAGAACTTTTTTTAAACTTAATTTGTTACAATGGTGGACTAATTCTCTTAAAGAAGGTGCTATGCTGGGTATGGGAAATTATGTTGCAAAACAAAGAAACATATCTTTTAAAAATTTAGATTTTAAATTTAAAAGGTTAATAAAACATTTTGGTATTGATGAAAAAATATGGAATACAATTAGAAAAATGGATGTAGAAAGAGCTGATGATGGAAAAGAATTTTTTTCAGTTAAAAATATCGATAATTTATCTGATGATGTTATTAGATCGTTAGCAGGTAAAAAAAGAATGTCTGCAAGAGAGCTATTTATTTTTAAGGATAATCTCAAAACAAAAGTAATGGGTATGTTTTTAGATCGTTCTACTTATGCAGTTATTGAACCTGATGCAAGAACAAGATCATTTATGAAAGGTGGCTTACACGCAGGAACTTTTTGGGGTGAAGCAACAAGATTTATATTTCAATTTAAAGCGTTTCCTCTTGCAATATTACAAAAAGCTATGGGTAGAGAAATATCATCATTTAGAGCTGGTCGAAATGCAGAAGCATTTTTTGGTGTAGTCAGTTTAATTGTAGGGTCTGCTATATTTGGCTATATTTCAATGACTGCAAAAGATTTATTAAGAGGTAAATCACCTAAAGACCCAACTAAAAAAAGAACATATTATGCTGCTATGCTTCAAGGAGGTGGATTGGGTATTTATGGTGATTTTTTATTTGGTAAAAGTTTTAGTGGTTTAGACATTTTAGCTACAGCAGCAGGTCCTGCGATTACTGAATTTGCTAAAGTTGCTAATGCTTTTAGATATGCTTTTCAAGGAGAGCCATCAAAAGCAGGAAAACAAGCCTATAAATCTTTAGTAGGTAATATACCATTCTTAAATTTATTTTACTTAAAAACTGCCTTTGATTATGCTATAGGTTATCAAATACTGGAAACATTATCTCCAGGACATTTAAGAAAAATGGAAAAGAAAATGAAAAAGGAAACAGGTCAAGAATTTTTATTGACTAAACCATCAAAGCTATTTAAAGGATTTTAAATATGACAATATCTTCGGTTACAGTAAAAAATTCATATTCAGGCAATGGCTCTACAACTGCATTTAATTATACATTTAAAATTTTTGCGGACTCTGACTTACAGGTCATCATAAGATCATCAACAGGCATTGAGACTGTTAAAACAATCACCACACATTACACAGTGGCTGGTGCAGGAGATGCGAATGGTGGAAGTGTCACTTTCACATCAGGAAATATACCTGCTTCAGGTGAAACAGTCGTGTTGAGAAGAGCAGTTCCGCAAACACAGGCGATTGACTATATCGCTAATGATCCATTCCCTGCGGAATCACACGAAGAGGGTTTGGATCGTGCTATGATGACTCTTCAACAAGTTCAAGAAGAGTTAGATAGATCGATTAAATTATCAAGAACAAACACAATGACCTCAACAGAGTTTACAAACTCTGCAACAGATAGAGCTGGTAAAGTTTTAGGATTTGATAGTTCAGGTGAGTTAAATGTTACAGCTGAGATTGGTGCTAACAAAGGTGATTGGTCTGCTGGTACAGCTTATGTTGTAAGAGATATTGTTAAAGATACATCGACAAACAATATCTTCATGATTAATACAGCTCATACATCTTCAGGTTCACAACCATTAACAACAAACGCCAACGCATCAAAATATGATTTATTAGTCGATGCTGCTACAGCAACAACAAAAGCTAGTGAGGCAGCTTCATCTGCAACCGCAGCAGCGAGTTCGGCTACAGCCGCAGCAAGTTCAGCTTCTTCAGCTGCAACTCAAGCATCCAATGCTTCTACATCTGCATCCACTGCATCGACACAAGCAACTAATGCAGCAAGTTCTGCAACTGCAGCAGCAGCTAGTGCCACAGCAGCGGCAGCGAGTGCTGATGCTTTTGATGACACTTATTTAGGATCAAAATCTTCAGACCCATCAGTAGACAATGATGGTGATGCTTTAACCACAGGCGATTTATATTTTAATTCTAGCACGAATAGACTTCGTGTATTTAACGGAAGTGCGTTTGTTGAAATAGACGCAGGTATGACGAGCTTTACTGTTGCAGGGTCAAGCGGTTCAAGCCAAACTATTTCAAACGGAAACACACTAACAATCGCTGCAGGATCAGGTATTACCACGACAGGTAGTGCAACAGATACAGTAACCATAGCTGTGACTGACGATCCAACAGCTCTTGCAATAGCATTGGGATAAGAGTAAAAGGATAGAGGAGATATAAATGGCAAATACTTTTAAAGCAATCAACTTCGCAGCAGAACCAGCTTCAGCTGGAACACCTTACGTGATGTACACAGCAGCAGGAAGTACAACAACTGTAGTTCTTGGTCTTGTATTAGCTAACATTCATACAACAGCAGTAACAGTTGAAGTAGAACACGTTAGCACAACAGCAAATAGAGGTGGTGCAAACAATGTTGCTAATGGAACATCTTTTTTAGTTAAGGATGTAACCATACCAACAGGAAGTTCATTAGAAATTTTATCAGGTTCTAAAGTTATTTTAGAAGCTGGTGACAAAATTCAAATCGATTGCTCAGTTGCTGATAAAGTTTCAGGCACACTGTCAGTCATGGAAATAACATAGGAGTTTTAAGTGGGTTACATAGGACAACAACCAGCACCAAAAGTTATTACATCAAGTGATTTAAGTGCTGATGTGGTAACAGAAGCAAAGATAGCAGACAACGCAGTTGAGAACGAACACCTTAACGCAAATGTTATTACAGGTCATACAGCTTTAGGTGCAACACCAGCAGACACAGACGAGTTATTAATTTCTGATGCTGGAACTTTAAAAAGAGTAGATTTTTCTTATTTAAAAGGTGGTGGGATGTATGAGTTAATTCAGACTCAAACAATTTCAAGTGCAGTGTCAAGTGTAGAATTTACAAGTTCTCAATTTACAACTTCTCATCTTGATTATTTAATAATTTTTTCAGGTGTAGGACTAACTTATGATGGTGGTCAAATGGAATTTCTTATAAGTAGTGATGGAGGATCTTCTTTTATTACAACAACAGATTATTTTTATGGAGGTCATGGAGAGGGTTCTGATGGAAATTTAAGGTCAAAAGAAAGTCAAGATGATAATAAAATAAGACTTCACGTTTCTGATTCAGGTAATGCAACAGGTGAAAACGTATCAGGTGTAATAGAATTATATGACCCATTGAATCAATCGTCAGATGATAAATTTTTTAGCTGTACATATAGAACAGTAAATTACACAAGCGATAATAAAGTATTAAATAATTATGGTGGTGGTGGTTATAAAGCCTCTGGTTCAGAAGATACTGTTTTTAATGGAGCAAAAATTTCAAGCACAGGAGGAAATATTGATCAAGGAGTATTTTCAATTTATGGAAGAAAAACAAGTTAAGGAGATATAAATGGCATATATAGGTAACCCACCAATAACAGGAAACTTTCAAGTCTGCGATGCAATAAGTGTAGTCAATGGTCAAGCATCTTATACAATGCAAGTATCATCAGCTAATGTAACACCTGAGTCTGCTAATCATATGCTTGTATCTCTAAATGGTGTATTACAAAAACCAAACTCATCATTTACTATCTCAGGTTCTACAATAACTTTTGCATCAAACTTAGCAACAGGTGACGTTATAGATTTTATTATTTTACTTGGTAATGTTTTAGATTTAGGTGTTCCAAGTGATGCTACAGTAACAGATGCTAAAGCAAACTTTGTATCTACTTCATCAGGTGCTGGATTACAAATTAAAGGTGATGGAACAACAGATGGAACTTTACAATTAAACTGCTCACAAAATTCACATGGAGTAAAACTTAAATCACCAGCGCATTCTGCTGGTCAATCTTACACTTTGACTTTACCAGCTACTGCTCCAGCGACAGATAAAATTATACAAACTAACTCATCAGGAGTTTTGAGTTTTGTTGATAAACCAAGTGGCGCGCATGCTTTACTATCTACAACAACAGTATCGAGTAGTGTTTCACAAGTTGATATAAGTTCTAATATTGATAACACATATAAAATTTATATGATTGATGTAATTAATTTACACAATTCAGATGATGGAGTAAGTTTATATTTAAGATTTTTTCAAGGTGGTTCTGTAAATTCTAGTTCAGTTTATGATTTTGCTTATAGCAGACAAAAATCAACTACTACATCTGCTTATGTGGCTAGAAATCAAAATACAACATTTATACAAGTTAGCACCGACCTTGATTCACAAGACACATCAGCTTTGAGTGGAAGATTTTTTCTTTATGACCCATCTGAAACAACTTTCAATAAAAATATAACATTTCATACAAGCCAACAAGAGAACGGAGATTATCACATGGGTTCTACAGGTTCAGGAAGAATTGAATCAACATCAGCAGTTGATGGTATAAGATTTTATTGTAGTGGTGGAACAATAGATTCAGGAATTTTCAAGTTGTATGGTGTAAGTTAGGAGTAAAAAATGTCTCTTAATTTTTGCAACAACAATTCCTTATCAGCAATCACAGCTTTACCAGCTTCAATATCAGGTGGTGGATTAAATTTAATATCTACACAGACAGCTAGTAGCAGTTCAACGATAGATTTTACAAGTGGAATAGACTCTACTTATAAAGAATATATATTTAAATTTATTAATATACACCCAGCAACAGACGAAGCACATTTAACTTTTCAAGGATCAACTGATGGTGGGTCAAGTTATGGAGTTAATATAACTTCAAGTTATACTTTAGCATATCACGCAGAAGATGACAGTGAAGCAACTTTAACTTACCAAGCAGCATCTGATTTAGCACAAAGCACATCTTTTCAAAGATTATTACACGGAATTGGAAATCAAAATGATGAGAGTGCTGCTGGAACTCTACACTTATTTGACCCATCAAATACAACCTTTGTAAAACATTTTATTGCATCAGGATCATCATATAATGCTAGTGGTAGTGGTTATGAATATAATACTTACCCAGCAGGTTATTTTAATACAACATCAGCAATAGATGCTATTCAATTTAAAATGAGTTCAGGAGCAATAGATTCAGGAGTTATAAAATTATATGGAGTTAGTTAAATACAATAACAATTCAATTTCAAGTGTAACGGCTTTAGATAGTATAGCAAGTGGTTCATTAGTTTTACTTGCTACAAACACTATCACATCAGGAGTATCGTCATCTTCTTTTACTTCTAATATTGATAGCACATACGATACTTACTTATTTAAGTTTATAAACATTCATCCAGCAACAGATAGCCAACATTTACAAGTTAATTTTAGAGATGGAAGTTCAGCTTTTGACGCAACAAAAACAACTACTTCTTGGTATGCTTATCACGGTGAAAGTGGTGGAACTGATTTAACTTATTTAACAGGTTTAGATTTAGCACAATCTACATCTTATCAATCTATTTCAGGAACAGTAGGAAACTTAAATGACGAAAGTTTTAGTGGAGAAATGTTTTTATTTTCTCCCTCATCAACTACGTTCGTAAAGCATTTTATTGTTAGAGGTAATACTTATAGCCAAAATGATTTAACTGCTGATATGTATTTTGCTGGTTATTGTAATGTAACTGCCGCTATTGATGGTGTAGATTTTAAATTTGGAAGTGGTAACATTGATAGCGGAGTTATCAAGATGTTTGGATTAAGTAAATCATGAGTATAATTAAATTAAATAACAGAGCAGTAAAAGATGC